TACCACTACCGCCAGCACTGCTCTTAACTGCTTCGAGAACAACACCAAATGTGTACTCAGCAATGTTATACTCAGCAAGCCCATACTCAAAAACCTCTCCAGTTATAATAGTGAAGGGGTAAGAACGAGGGCTATCTTGGTAATCAAAGCTGGTCTTGATAACAAAGGTTTGGTTAGTACCCCCGATAACCGTAGCGTTAATCTGCTTCAGCATCTTATTGGTAGTAGGCATCCCTAAGTCCAAATAGTGAGAGGCATATTTAAGCTGGTAGGCTGAACCGTTATCTGTGTATGTGTTATAAACACCGATACCATCAGGCTTACCCATTAACAACTCACGACCACGAGTGCGGGAGAATGCTCTTGCCTCATACTCTTTCCAAGTAGTAACACGAGCAGCCCCTGTCTCTAAAGGCTTACGCATATCTAGGCAATATACCTTTTCTATAGAAGGCAAGGAGAGCAGGTAGAAAGCATTTAGCTCAGAGTACACTGACTTTACATTTCGTAGGTCAGAAGCGCTATCTCTAATCAATGTGTTAAAGCGTTCTATCGTTATATCAGCCAACAAGTCATCACGGACATTAGCTGTTAAATCCCGTAGCGGTACAGACTTCTCTTGAATCAAGCGACCCAAAGAACGAATACCCGTATCAGAGAGGAAGATCAAGTCATTGCCTGTACCCTGCACACTATCACGAGCAACGCAACCAACTCCTGCGATAACATCTTGAAGCGAGAAGTCTCCTAGTGGGTTCTCTGGCCCTCTGTAGATAACAATGTTACGCTCACAGAAGATAACCAAGAAGCCATTGTAAGAGCCTAGGGCAACGATAGTGTCTACGTTGTTAGGCAGGACAGCGGCTATGTTTAAAAAGCCGCTAGTGCCCCCTGCAAAGGCTGGGAAAGCTGAGTCTGCTATGTCCGTTGACCAGTAGACAAAGGAACCATCATGTACCCAGAACCGACCGTAAGCAGCGAGTACGTCCTTTGGGTGGCTAGTCCCGAAAGACTGAGTAACCCCTGTGAGACCGTCAAGCGTTTGCGTCACTGGTGACTCATTCTCACAGTAGATGATAGGAGCTTGTCCCTCTTGAACAATTAGAGCGTGGTCATAAAGAGAAGCACCCTTCCAATTATTCTTTGTAATCGTGTAACCAGCAGGTGTTATCTCTACAAAGTTGTCAACATTAGAGCCGTTGAGGAGCAACTTATTATTACCACCAGAGATAGTAACAGCAGTGTTATCACCGTTAATATGCTCCATCAAGAACTCTATGGGGTTACCTGCAAGCTGAGTAGCACCGTCTAGTGTACGCATTTGCCAACCCTTACGAGAACCTAACCGACCATACTTATCAATAACCACGTTGTTAGTTTCTTGCGCGTAGTTAGGAGATAAGGTGATACCACTCTCTTGGGTGTTTAAACCGAAGAAGCCGGGAGAGACTACTGAGAGTGTTTGTAATTGTTTCATACGCTATACCAAATAGTATCCTCTGGGTGACGAGCAGCATCCATTGCAATCTCATCTGCCAATGCCGACTGAGCAGCACCGTAGGCGTTAATACTTTGTTGACCACCGTCTTCACCACGTTCCTCAATCGCCATCGCCGTAGCAAACAGGATGATAGGACGGGTAGGGAGCACAACAGTATCTGCATCCGCTGTCAACTCTTGGTTACGCAACAAGACGTTAAACCGTAAGGCATAAGCCCCATCAGGGATTGGGTATAAGTCTACTTGAGTATCTCGGTCTACACTGACACCGTTAAAGTTGTAGTAGTAGGGACAGCCTCTTGGGGCATCACTACCTATAAATGCCTTGTTAAACCAAGAGCTAGTCTGGTACTGTAACTCAATGTCCTTAGTGTCGTTCCAGACATCTAACACCTTGAAGTTATTCTTTGCACCGTTCAACTCGTAGTTAAAGACATCGGCTTGGGTGTTCAGAGTCAAGGTAGACCGAAGAGCACTCCAGTCCCACGCAGCTTCGACCTGACTCTTTGCTTCATTAACAAAGTCTCCAATCAGGCGAGGGTAGCTGTTAACATCACCTACACCCTGCACAGTCCCTGCTTCTGACTCGCGTAATCGACGTAAGACCTTATTGACAAGTTCTAAATATGTCATTTGTTTCTTCCTTTGTTGCTATTATACCACAGATTTCTAAATTTGTCAAGCTTATTCGCCATCAAATGCTACAGTTTGTGCTTCTTTTCTGAGGTCAAACGAGGCAATAACACTCATCTCTGACCCTGCCTCTGTTAACACCTGTATGGAGTCACCGCTTTGCATAACCATACTATCGCTAAACTTTAAGTAGTTGTTAGCATTGATTACATAACCAGTTACAATGTAAATCTTGTGGGTAATGTCATGTGCGTGTTGCCAGTATAAGGTGATAAACTTGTTATTTCCTTGATGGTTACTAGCAAACAAGGTACTAACCTCGGCTTTGTACCCAGCGGGGACTGTGAACAACTCTGTCAACGTAGCTGGTGTTATTACTTTTCCTACTGAGTGTCTCATTTCTTCTTCTTCTTATTGTTCTTTGAGCGTTGGTTACGCTTTGGTAATTCTCTCATAGTCCACCTTTCGTTACAACAAGCCAGATTAAACCAGCTATAATACCTACCCCTGTTATGACAGAGACAATAATTAAGAACCCGTTAATCCAAGCCCATAGTTTTTCTTTACGTTTAATCTCCGCTAACACAATCTCTCTAGCCTCAGCATCACGTTTACGCTTTGCCTCCGCTTGAAACTTTAACCAATCATCCCAAAGCCCTGCTCTGCCCTGATAGATGAATAGCTCTTGGATAGCCGCCTCATGTTGCTTGATCTGTTCTAGAGCAAAGAAAGCCTCTGAGTCTGAACCAGACTTATTAGCCTTCTTTGCTAACTCCGACTTAGAATCAAAGAACTTGAAGATGTGCTGACCCGCTGCCATAATGTCACCACCATTGGCTATAGTCTCCTTAATAACACCAAAGGCAGCGTTGGCTATCGCAAGTTCAGCAAGCATTATCTATTCCAATATGTTAAAAGCCATGTAAGTAAACCACCAGCAGCAGAGGCTATAGACATACCCATCCAGAAACCACCTTTGCTTTTGTTAGCCAAAGCCAGTAACTCTTTGATGTCTGTCTCCATGCTCTCTACCTTACAAGTTAAGTTCTCAACCTGTGCTGTCAGTCTCCCATATTCTACTGGGTCTATGTTTCCCATTTATCACTCCGTTGGTTCTGGTGCGTCCCACAAACAAGTGTCTTCGTTAAGAGTCCAGCTTGCGTATGGCTTTGGAGGGATAAAAGCGTCAAGTGTACTGTCGTATGTAAAACCAACGCCAGCATAGTTCTTTCGTAATGGAGTACCGCCGTTAGCGTGTACGCCACCGTGTGTGTTGTAACTGGTTTGTAGCCACTCCCCGGGGCTTGAGTCTACGAATGTATCAAAGAACTCAGGCTCGGCAACAATGACTTGCACCACAACACCACTATTTACTTTTGCAAAATGTGCCATGTTATTTCCTTATGCTTGGTAGCGAACAATAACGATACCTGAACCGCCAGCAAAACCACCACCGTTTTGACCGCCACCGCCTCCACCTGTATTGACAGTGCCAGCAGTTCCGCCAGAACCGCCATTTGCGCCTGTGCCTCCACCACCGAGGCCGCCAGCCCCTGTACTGCCGTTTCTAACAGCACCGCCACCGCCAGCGTAGTAAGAACCGTTTACCCACTGAGAGCCGTCACCTCCAGCTTGCGCTTGACCTGTTTCTGACGCACCGCCACCGCCGCCCCCTTGCAAGGAGTTAGCTCTGTTCCCGTTAGCGCCAGCAAAACCCTGACCAGTTGTACCAGAGCCACCAGTAGTGTCGATGTCTCCACCACCTCCAGAACCTCCAGATAAACCGCCACTACCATTACCGCCACCGCCGCCACCTATTGCGGTCAGAGAGTTAAACGAAGAATTATTACCACTACTACCGGGTGCTGCGTTTCCTATAGAACCTGCGCCCCCTGCACCAATTGTAACTGCCAGACTCCCCGAAGAAAGAGAAGTAGTACCTGCTAAATAACCACCTGCACCACCACCGCCAGACCAATCTGGGCCTCCGCCACCACCGCCAGCAACAATAAGGTAGTCAACAGAACCACTACCTGCAACAGTAAGGGTTCCTGCTGAAGTGAAAGTATGGTATGTATAACCTCCAGCCGTTGTTACAGTGCCACCAGAGAGTACAAATCTTTGCGCCCCTATAGCCCAGTCAACGCCGTCATAAACTTCAAACGCTTTTGTGGTTGTGTTAAACCCCTGCTGACCAGCAATGGGTGAAACAGGTCTACCAGCGGTTGTCCAAGTAGCGTTTGCAATTCCTTCTTGAGGGTCTAATATTATTGTCATAGTTTAATCCGCTATTTCTGTTATTGTGATGCTGGTTGCCAAAGCACCCCCAAATTTCCTAGCCCCTAAATAACCGTTAATAGTAAAGCTGTTAGCACTACTATCTGTTCTTCCGGCTCTGACTGAAAACGTAACAGCACTGGTTCCCGGAGATGACATAAAATGTCTTAGCGGTATTGCCACCATGTAAGAAGAGTCAAACAGTTCTTCTGAAACACAAGCAATAGCATCAACTGTTGTGTCTTGAAACAAAGATACAACCATTTTTTCGCCTGATAAAGAAGGACACGCATTCACAAGAACTTCTATCATTAACTTACTTGACGCAGACTGAGGCGTGATAGTTAACGTCATTACCTCACCACCCTCAGTAATTTGAGGAATAGTGTCATCGTAAGGGATTTGGACGTTACCTAAAGACAGTAAAGAACCAAACTGGTAATTTTTAACCTGCAACACACTACCTGCTGGTAATGCACTAGATGGCACACCTGCCGTAGTAATGATTGTCCCCGCTTCATCAGGCAACACCAATGTTCTGTCGGTATTGGTCGCTGGAGACTCAAGGGTAAAAACCCCTGTGCCTGTCGTAGCGCCTTTTATCACAAGTTGACTCATGTTATCTCCTCATTCCATTGTTGTGCATCTTCGTCCCAAGTGTATTGCTTACCATCATCTGGATAGGCAACAGGGGCGCCCCACAAGCAAGTAGTCTCGTTAAGAGTCCAGCTTGCGTATGGTTGAGGGGGAATAAACGCATCACGGGTTAAGTCATATGTAAACCCAAGGCCAGCGTAGTTCTTTCGTAATGGAGTACCGCCGTTAACGTGAACACCACCATATGTGTTGTAGCTAGTTTGTAGCCACTGTCCGGGGCTTGAGTCTACAAATGTATCAAAGAACTCAAGCTCGGCAACAATGACTTGCACCACAACACCATTATTTACTTTTGCAAAATGTGCCATGTTATTTCCTTATGCTGTGTATGTGCCGGAGCTTGTAAACGTGTGATAAGTGTAACCACCCGCAGAAGTTATTGTGCCACCTGTGCCACGTTGTGCGCCAAGGTAACGGAAGATAACAACACCTGAACCACCAGCCCCAGAAGGTCTTG